TCATGGCTAGTCGGCGCCAGTTCAGTCTGATCAGGGCTGGTGGCGACAAAATGATGGATGGGGCTCGGGGGCAGTTGAGAGTTGTATAAAAAATCGTTTATTGCTTTCTCTCTGTTTTGTTTTGCGTTGGCCAGTTTCTTATTCCTGTACGTGGCACCGCGTGCGCTGTTGCATGACTTGCAACTGGCAACGTATCCATCTTCTATGGTTCCGCCTTTGTCACTCTCTACAAGGTGGTCGAGTTCGGTTGCTGTGTTCTTCTTGCACCAATGGCAGATGGGTTGGTCGCGCAGTAGTTCAGCGCGTGCTTGTTTGTAGATGGTGGTGTCGTGTTCGGTTAGTTTGCGTGTCATGCTCGCGCGCTTCGCTTGCGCTGACGCGGCGCTTGCGCGCCTTGTCCACGATTGTTGTTTGTCATGTTTGTTGTCGGGTTCATGTGTGTGCTTTCTTTGTTTGTTAACTGTATGTCATCTGCAGGTCAATAGATGTGTGAATGCTCCACCCTCTGGATTGCCCATCCCAGATCCCTATTGCATTACTTCATCAGTCTGTTTACTGATCGCCCAGTCGCATTGCCCAAACCATTTCGTCTTGCATGATTCGAGGCGCGACCGTCTACCCAGGTTCCCCTGTTTACCGCCCACCTCATGCGACCGAGGCACACGCTTGCTACTTGCCGATTGTTTATGCTCTTGGATTGCTCAGAGTGTAGAGAATGTACTCCATGTCGCTGGGCTTCCACACAGCTGCATGACATCCAGCCAACTCACACGCCTTCAACCAAACCTTTTGTCCAGGTGTTGTCTTACCCTTTTCAGCCTTCAACTCAATGACCAATGGACGGCCACCCTGAAACGGATGCACCATGAACAGATCAGGAAACCCCACGTCACCTTGCACGTTGGTCATCCAACGCCCTCGACTGTTCTGTGCCGGCAGATCGTGATGAACTAACCATCCGTAACGTTTTGCGACGCTTATGACCACATCTTTGAAGTCGGCTTCGCTCATGGTCAGGTCAGGCTTCAAGAATTGACCTTTGCCATAGTTTTTCTGATAAATGCACAATGCTCCATCTAATGTGCATTAACGCCTCGTCCCTGCGCGGCCATTCACGATGAAATGCTTCTAATTCATCGCTAATTCTGCATAACTTTTCAAGCGTATTTGTCATTTCTTCAATCGTCATTTGAGCCTCTCAATGATTTTGCTTGCTTCATGTGATTTTAAGAGCTCTAACACGGCGCTGTCGTCGTCCAGTTCGCGGTGTATGAATTCCAACAGGTTCAGGTCATCCATGTTGGCGTCCTTGGCCAGTTTCTTTATGTAGCCCAACTGTTTTGGTGTGGCAAATGCACCAGAGGGTATGTGCACAGGGTTCTGCCGTGTATCGGTTGGTGTGCTTAAACGCTCGACCTTTTGCATCTCATTGCGTGACGGCCTTGGGCCTGATGCCGGCGCTTGTAGTGGGCAGTTGGCGATTGCGCGACCAATGGCGCTCGTTTCACAGTTCTCCACAAATGAGGTGGCGTTGACGCCGCGCTCTGATTTGATTTCTTCTGCGTAGCCTGTTGCGACTGGAACCTTGTCAGCCTTGTCTGCATAGAGTTCGCAGTAGAACACACATGCGTCGCCTGTGTAGTTCATCATCATCGTGTAGACGCGCCCGTTGGGGTATGCAGCCCACCATCGGACAAGACGTTGCTCGACTGTCTCGTAATTGCTGAGATCAAAGCCCATCAGATGCCAGCCCACACGCTTAGACGCTGTGCATGGTCATGCGCGCCACCGCGCTGAGCGTAAGCAAGTTCGCCTGTATTGCGAATAAGGCCACGACGGGATGCAGCGTTAAGCCGTCCAGCAATGCCCTTAGTAACAGGGAAATCATCGCCAAGATGTTTCCAAATATCGTCAGATGTAAAGAAGCCTTTAGTCCGCGCAACGTGCAAGATTGCAGCGTCCACCTGGTTTTGTTCTGGGCGTGTCCAGCGTGCGTCAGCTGACGATTGTGATGCCAACATTCCTTCAATGAATGGGGCGAGTTTTCTTGCCGGCACACGGCCGTCACATACGAAATGTGTTTTGCCTTGTATGTCGGGGTAAGCGATTGTTTCTTTGCAGATCGTGCAGTTTGCCATTGTCGGAATGTCCTTTGTCGGTTAGGAATGTGCTTGCAATGCTTTGATTGCTAAGTCGAGTGTAGTCACATCGTAGAGCGGCATCGGTTCATTGAGTGACAACTGGTTCTTCATTGTTTTTAGACGCTGGATGATGCTCGCGTGTGGGTTATTGCTCACGTTTATAATTTCATCTATCAGACCAAACATGGCCATCGTGTGATTTGTTTGCATTGCTTGCTCCAATATCATTCGTCGGGTTTCTTCGGTGAGTTCGCCTTGGTTCCATGCCACGCCTTCACTCATTTTGTTGCACTCCATGGCCCCCAGCCGTAACCGTAACGGTCTATGCCGTAATTGTAGATTTCTAATCCTGCGAGCAAATTAGTCTGAGCCTGTAACAGATCTTTCTTATGGGTAATAATTCCTTTTCCGATTAGCCATTTGTGCCATGAGCCGTTGATCTGGAGTAAGCCGCGCGACCCACCGAATGGGTCTTTTCGGTTGATTGCGTTAGGTGTGCAGTTGGATTCACGCCACATGATGGATTCGAGCACGGTGCGCTGATCGGCAGGCCAGCCAAGGTTCACGGCAAGCGCGCTAAATTGCTCACACGCTGAGGTGTACGGGTCAATGTAGATCGTGGAGCTGGTGGTCGTGGTTGGCTCAATCAGATAATCCCGTGCTATCGGGGTGGTGCTAGATGGGCCACCAAACGCGCTAGGAGCGCCTGTGGCGAGCGTAAAGCCAAAGACCGTACAAAGCACTAGCCCTATGATTTTTTCTGCAAAATAGTTCATCGTTTCTCCAAAGGTATGGGCTGACCCCACGTTGAGGTTGCCGTCCGAAATGCGATTTGTCCCAGTAGGAACTTGCCCGACTCTGGGCTGGTAAAGATCTGAACCAAGATTTCTTGGCCGTTGTCCATGACTCCTGTGTAGACGCTGTAGTCAACTATGTGCGGGTCAGTCATTGCCTGTCCTTTTGTCGGTGCTTCGACCTTAGAACATAGATCAGGGCTTAGGTGGGATTTCTCCGAAAACCTTTAAGAATGCGGCTTTCACCCAGATCACCGAGTCCGCTGCCTGTGGGGATATCTCAATATGGAACCAATCGCCACCGGGTGCACCTGAGACTGTTGGCTTGGAATACTTGAGCCATGCCTGACGATCGCAACGCCATGCGCGCCCAAACTCTTTCGGAAAATAGTCGATGATCATTTGCACGCCAAGAGTGTTTGCATTTGCCACAACCGTGTTGATGAATGCAAGCGCATCTTTTCGGTTTGCTTTCGGATGTTTCTCCGACTTGCGATACGACAGATCAACAGCTCTGCCCGTCGCATGAACCGACATAGTGCCAGGCTTACCCTTCACGTCACGACGACCCCACGAACCGTTGTTCCACAGCGCGCCATTTGATGCGGCTATTGCTTGCCTAATCCATTCATCCATGCCGGCACGGGGGCCAGGGGATGCGCCGTCTGCGTTGCCGATGTAGTCCCTAGCGCCTGCGACGCCGGGTTTAGCTTTGGCTACTGTCACGCCCGAAGCCTGGGTCTTTAGGGTTTACCCAGCGAAGCAATGGTGGGATGATCGCAGCGATTGCACCTTTGCCGTAGTCTCGTGGGTCTGTTGTCCCTGTTGAGTAAACCGCTATGAGCGCGCCAACGACTGAACGTAGGTAACTGGCGAACATTGCTTTGTCTTTAGCGGTGATTTTCAACATGGTTGTCTATCTTTTCTTCTATTCGGCCAAGGATTCGATGTACTTGCCCGTGGTCTTTTTTGTTTTCGCGGCCGATTTTGCTGATGAGTGCCACCACCACAGCGAAACCACCACCGACGAGAGAAACCACAACTTGAGTTTCCATGTCATACTGCGTTTGGTAACAGAACAGACACCAATTGGGTGCCTGTTGTGACTATGCCGTAAATGGTTTCGTTTGGTGGTAACTGGATTCGCATAACTCCAGCTGCTTTGTCAACATAAAAGCCTGTGCTAGTGGTGACTGTTGAATTGCCCAAATAGACAATTCCGTTGCCAATGGCGTGCACCATGATCTCACGCCAACCAATCCAAGCGGGCACAATTAACGTCGGTGACGTTGTTACGGAAACTTCTAATCCCCTCATTATGACAACAATGCAAGCAATTCCTCAGCGGTTAAGCCGAGTTTGTCCGCTACTGCTTGACGTGCCTTTTCTCGTGCTTTTATTTCTTTTTTCATGTCGTACGCGGTTGACGTGATGGTTTCAATTTCTGCAATTTCGGCTTCGGTGGCTTCGCGGTCTATTCCGTCAGCGTTGATTTGCATGTTAGATCGTTTCCCCATATCCGTAAATTGTGTATGAACCTGTGATTGTTGACGATATTGGAGTGAAACCAATGCCGTCGTATGCGGTCGCGTTTGTGTTGTTTGACCAGTACAGCCATGACTGGCCAGCGTTTTGGGACATGCTTAAAATCATTTGAGTTGCTGCGGTTGCTTGAGGGTTAAACAAATCTATTGCCCACCATGAAGCCGTGGTTGTTGTTAAACCCGCAGCCCAAGAAGCCTGAGCAGTTGCAGATGACCCGGTCAATGTTGCGCCTGTAACCGTTAAAGCGTTCCACGCATAGTTTGTTGTTGCTGCAACACCACCAGCGCGCAAAGTGATGTTCAATTGTGGTGCGCCTGCCGCGGTTGTTGAGGTCATCAAGATTCGATAGTTGCTGTACGCGCTCGTAAACACAGCATCCGCGGTCACAGCTGATGCGGCGCTGAACGCCGTTTCTGCTTTCACAACCGTTAAGCCCTGACCTGATGATGTTTTAGCGTCAGGGAAAAAGATCGCAGCCGAAGCAGTTGTAAAATACAAGATTCCAGACGCCCATTGGGTGAGCGCCAAAAAGCCTGCAGAAGTGACCGTTGCTGTGCCGGCTGTGATGGTGCAGGTTCCAGCGCCAATGTTGGTTATTCGAAGCGTGTCGCCAGCTGTGAATAGCGCGGTGTTCACGGTGATTGTGGTGGCGCTTCCCAGGTTCATGGTGATGTGTGTTCCAGCGTCGGCGGCTTGCAACACGTATGACGCGGTTTTGGCGCTGACCGTCTGGTTGTAGTCGTTGGTCTGCAACGAGGTCATTTGGGCTGCGGTGAGTACCTGCCCTGTGCTGAAGGTTTGCTTTGCCATATTTGCTCCTAGGTTAGTGGGTTATGCGAGCCCGTAGGTGGAATCGCCTAAAGCGGAGCCTGTGCCTGATGAGTTTAGGCCCCAGACGGTGGTTGAAGTGGATGTGTTAGCGGTGCCGTTCCATGCTTGGAATGTGAGCGTGTACCCCGTGTATGGGTCGTCATAAGTTCCGTCAAAATATGGAAGGACTGAGGAGGCGACTTCTAACAAAACAGCGTCAATTAATGCAAGTTCTGATGTTTCGACACTTCCTGAATCTGATGTAACAAAATAAAGAGTTGCGCTGCCACTATTTGGCGCGGTAGCAGTTACAGAAATTCGAGTCCAATTTGAACCAACGGGAACTGTTACAACCGTACCTGTTGATTCAGAAGAACCTGACCAAACAATTCGTACAAACATACTGCGGCTTAAACCCGCAGTATTTTTTACATAACAACTCGCGGTATATGTTGTTCCACTTGAAGGCGTAAAAGTTAAAAAGGCACCAGCAAATCCTGTCGTTGTGTCAGTTACGAGCATTGAATATGAGCCAACATAAGCGCTTGTGTCCACACGGGTCAAAACTGAACTCCCTAAACTTGACCAACCAGTCGTATTCACCTCAAAGTTTGGGTTGGGTGCAAGGTTGGTGCGGGTGCTCGTGATTGAGTAATTGCCAAGCAACCATTGCAAATATGTTGTCGCTGGGCCCGTATAAATCGTCACCACATGCGTTTCAGGTGTCACCCTGTGGCTAATACCCTCGACAAACAAATACTCGGTCACCGACTGCGGAACCACCCCAGCAGGGAAAGTCTTAGTAACCGCGATCTGTTGCCCGATCTCCAAGTTCGCAACAATGTTCTTGTTCGCCTCAGACAACGTGTTCAGAGATATCGCCAAGTTGCTGAACCAAAACGCTGGGTCTGCTCGAAGCAAGTATTGGGACAACTCGCCCGCTTCTTCAATGGTGGCAAGCAGCGTGATGAATAGCGGGCCGTCTTGTTGCCCGTATGTGTCAACGCTGTCCCCATCAGTAGAGCTCGCAAACTCTGTGTCAGGGTTAGGGTCGAGCGCAGTTGGGGTATCTGGGGCCAACGCAACCGTCACTTTGTTAATAACAGACTGATTGGTTTCTTGGAAGTAGTTGCGGTTAACAGAGTTTGAGGTTGCAAAACTATCTGGCAAAGATGCAATACGTTCAGCGATTCCAATGGTGTAGTCAGGCATAGGTCAACTGTTCACGATGTCAAAGGTGTCGTAGTCAATTCCTGTGCCGGTATCGGACAGGGTTGCTAATGGGTTGGTGATTTCGGCTTGCACCCGTGGCTGGGCTGTGAATGCACCAGAGCGTGAAATAAACATTCGTCCCCATTCACAGTTTTGGATACGCAACAGGTATTCGGAAACCGACACGCTTTGCTCAATTTCTTTGGCTTTCATGTTTGCGACCCCTGTTGCAATGTTGCGTTCCCCTGCACCAGTTAACACGCCTACAGCATTTAGGACGGTGTTAATTCGAGCACCCGTTGATTCCACGACCGTGGTTTGTGCATCAAGTTTGATGTTGTTTAATCGTTGCAACGCATCCGAGCAGGTCACGTTGACTGTTGAATAGTTTGGTTGCTGGATGTTTTGGTCGTAGGTCGTAATTTGGCCTACAAACAGAAACTCGCCGTTACGACTAATGCGTATAGGTGTTGACACGCCGATGGAAAGCCTTTGGTCGGTGCTGTTGTAGTACGGGCTTGCCGTGTTGACGACCGAGAAATAGAAGTTTGGGTCAAAGATGCGGAATGATGCGGTGCCAGGGTTGCAGGATGCTTCACGGAAAGGGTTTTGCCTGCCGCGCATGATCTGCACGTTTTGGATGTATTGGCTGATGTCATACCAAACAGCGCCACCGAGCACAGCTGTGGAGTTGAGCGCGGATGAGCCAAGGATGAAAGCGTTGGCTGGTGGTTGACCCGTGGCGTATGCCTCGATGGTGTATATCCCACAGTTGGGAATGGTGCTCGGCATGGTTAGGCCGTTCTAATTCGTAGCGGGCCCACGTTTTGATTGTAGAAACGCAGGTTTTCGTAGACGGCGTTTGCGATGTCTGTGGATGTTCCGAGTCCGCCTGAGATGTTGATGACGATGCCACCCATGCCACCACCTTTGCCAAGGGGCACGACTGCTTCTGGGCCTGCTTCGCCGATGAGCGCCAAGGTAGGGCTAGTGACGATTCCCCCGTTAGCCATCTTTGGAAGGTTCATGGTGCTTGCCGCGCCAACAGCCGATTGACCAACACGGCCCAGACTCATGTGCGGGATTGTGTCAATGTTCGGCGCTAATGGAATGGCGTTGTATGCGCGGATGATTCCGTTCACCATCATAATCGCGCCGTTTGCGACATTCTCAAAATATCCAATAACAGCGTTTACAATAAAGTTGACGCCAGTACGGAACCACTCAAACTTTTTGTAGGCGACCACAAGCCCAGCAACTAGCAAAGCAACACCTGCAGCGATAAGGCTAAATGGGTTTAGCGCCATAGCAATGTTTGTGGCGACGATCGCAGCGGCAACCAAACCAATGGCGGCAGCAATGGCAAGGAAAGCGTTTGGGTTGTTTTGTGCCCAGTCCGCGAACCGTTGTAAGACTGGCAATACGGCCTCGACTACTGGCAACAGCGCAGCGCCGATTGACTCTTTAGTTTCACCAATGGAGTTCTTTAGAATTTCCATTTTGCCTGCAGCGGTCTCAGCGTTCTTTGCTGTAGCGCCGCCAAAGGTTCCGCCAAGCACGTTCATTACTTCGTCAAGGGTTGCACCCTCTTTAATCATTGTTGCCATTTCTGGTGTCAATGATCGAAGCGCCTTAAAGTTGCCCTGATAAGCCTTGGCCAATGCGTCGGCAACAGTTGCGCTATCCATCTGGAGCGCTGTACTTATGTCCATGACAAGGTTCATGTCTTTCATGGCCATGTCAACGTCTTTGGTTCCACGGACTAACGCTTCAAGGCTTGCGCGGTATTCGGTGTCCGCAATACCAGACGCGCGACTCATAGCGCTGATCTGTTCTTCAATCTGGGCTGTTTGCTTAGCGCCGGCACCAGTCACATTTTGCAGGGTTAACGCAAGTTGGGCTTGCTCTTGCTGATCTTCCATGGCGGCCTGTGTTGCGCTACCCAATGCAACAGCCAAACCAGTCAGCGCGGCAGCTGCAGGGATCGCAGCCTTCTTAATAGCGAACTGCGCTTTTTCGCCAACGGTCTCCAGTTGTTTAAACTGTTTTATGGCGCGTTTGACTCCAACGTCCGAAAATTCTGAGACAATTGGTATGACTACAGCCATTACATCAACTCCCTATTCGTTAAATCCATGACATGTTTGACGAGTTTCTCCATTTCGGCGTTTACCGTGCTCTCGTTCTGTTGCCATGCTTTCCACATTACTCGCGAACGACTGCCATAACGTGCTGTTAACGCTGCACCCAAACGACCCTGCGAAGACATGTCAAACATCGTGCCAGTAGCAGACTGGTACACAATGCTGAACGTACCGACATTGGTAGTCCTGCCGGCATACTCGCGTATTGCGCGTGTGTTGATTTTGGCGGCGATCTTTTGTTTGTGACCTGGTTGCCATGGGAGCATTTGGAAACCTGATTTGGTTGCCCAGTTGCGCGCCATACCAGATAACGGGACGCCTGTGGGGATGAGGCTGTTGGCGTCTGTAATGACGGGTTTGACGATGCTTCGATAATCTCTAGTGATTTGGGTGCGAAGTGTTTTGTCTATTTTGTTAAGCGTTTTTAAAGCGTCTTTGAGCCCAGCGATTTCAATGCTTGTGTTTACTCCGCTCATCATTTGCTCCGTTTGTTTTGCTCATTTAACACAGTAATGACCGTTGCTAGGTCTTGTGAGTCAAACGGGATAGTAGGCGGCCACCAACCGACCGCGACTAGAAGATCGGCTAACTGGCGGCGGTAGGTGCCGCGTCGGTGGGGTTTGTGTCTGTCTCATCCAGTACTGGCAGAATCTCGATATCAGGGTTTTTGCTAATCCAGTCGCGCCACGTATCCCCAACTTGTTCGCCTTTGAGTTTCAAGATGGTGTGCATCCAACAGCAGTAATCGGAATACAAAGGTTGGCTGGATAGTTGCTGGATGTTGCGTCGCTCTAGGCGTTCCCATTCTGTTATGACAAACAGGTTTGTCCAATAATGTTCTGGGGTTGCGTCAGCCGTGCGCTTAAACTGCAGTTTGATTTTCATGTTTCTCCTATGTCGGCTTGGAGCCGTTGAATTACGGGTTAACTATGTCGCGAACCCACGAGCCGCCTGAGGCCGAGAATGTCACCATGGCTAGTTCGCCCACGGATGAGTTGATCGGCGTAAAGGACTCTAAGAATCCATTGCTCAAAACATACTCGGGGTTGCTCGCCGACTCGGTCGCACCAGATGGGGAAACAGTCATCGTGAATGAGCCGTTGTTGAGTAGGTCGTAGAGCGTTGCTTCAACTTCGCCTGCACCGTAGGAAAGGTACAACTCAACTGAACATTCCCAGAACATGAGTCCTGCGGTTTGACGTTCGCCTGTGTCGCCGAATGCGGTTGCTGGCAAAGAGCGTTTGCCAACGGTGATGCTGCAGCTGTTGCCCTGATCGCTTAGATCAACCGCCGAGCCTGAGCCCGTCACGTTGATAGTTGCGTTGGAAAGAAATGTTGTAGTTGCCATGATGCTCCTTAGTTCTTGTTTTAGTTTGCCATATTCGTGGGTTGTTTGTGTGGATTACGCGACCGCTGCAAGCGCACAGTCAAGGTCGTAGCACGGATACAACGCGCCACCGATCTCAAGGCTGGACGGCCTGCCACCAGTCACGACAATTGTCGAGCCGATAACACTTGAAACGATCGCCATGATTGAACGCAAAACAGGTAACCCTGCCGGGCCTGAGCCAACCACCTTGATGGGAAACTCGACGCGCAATACGTTGCCTGCGTTAGTCGTTGCCGTAAAGGATGGGGCTTCAAGGTAAACGCAATTGGGCGCCAGTTTGGTTGGGTCGTTTATTACGCGAAGCCCTGTGACTGCTGTAAGCGTTGCGGTAAGATCGTCTAACGCTTCATTGAGTATGTCGGTGTAAGCCATTAGGCAACCGCTGGACGGGGGATGCCGAGCAACTGCTTCACGATCGGGGTAAGGCTTTGCTGGGTTGCTGAACCCATGCCGTCAAAGGTGGCATACGTTGCCTCTATTGAGCCTCTAGAGCGCCACAGAGCGGCGCAATACATCAGGGTGCCCAATGTGGCATCTCCGCCTGGTGAGGTCGTTAGGGAGTCTATATAGCCCGATTCCTGACGCCTGCGAAAACAGAACTGGTTACCAGCTGACACCGATTGGGTGAGCAACGTGTAATCGTCTGATGGGTTTGTGATCGTGATGCCGATATACGACATGACCTGTGCGGCAGTCACCCACGTGCATACAGGGTCATTGGCAACAGTCCCAGACGCGGCAACACGCGAAACATCGTCAGCGGTCTTAGCGTAAAGAACCTGATCGGCGATCGGCACCTGATAGTCGTAAAGCAGGTCGCCCTGTGTGTCAATGCCCAAAAACAAATACTGGGGAAGCGCCCTTACGGAATACGAGCCGTTAAAGGTTGCGTCAACTCCAGCGACCGTGATTGAACTGCCGACTGCAATCTCCGATGGGGTCAGGAGTTGCAGTACGGCAAAGTTGTCAATCAGGTACTTGTTGGTAACTGTATATGTAGCCATGAGCGGTTGCTCCGCTCTCGACTAGGCCTGGGTGATCTTGCGAATCATTCCAGAGATTGCAGCGAACGTGGATACGTAGCCATGGAATGACATGTTGCGTCCCAAGACTGCTGGCTGTTCAACGCTCATGAGGCCACGGATTGATTCGTAGAACTCGTAAGCATCGCCTGCACCTTGACCTACGCGGGTGATAATCATGGTCTTGTCAGCGAAGTTGCTGTCAACTACCAATTGCAATCCAAGTGGAGTTCCGTTCCATGATGTTGCACTTCCGCCGCCGAGTGCGTTTTGACCGGTGAGGCCTGCACCAATGAATGGGAAGATTGGGCGGTTTGTTGTGTCAACAAGTTGACCAAGTTGTGACCACACGTCTACCGATACAAACATGTGTGTCGGCATCCAGTTTCGGTTGGTTGAAATGTCTTTTGCTGAGTCATAGATTGACTTGAGCAAGTCGGCAACTGTTCCGTCCCATACGCCAGACGAGGTTGCTGCGGTGAGCAAGTTGTCTGCAGCAAGGTTGTCCGATGCAATCATGTATTCGCCCATGAGGTCATTCAAGATCAACTGCATTGCGCTTGGCGATGTGAAGTCAATGTCCTGAACTGACAGCGTTACTTGACCGGCAAGTGTGGTCTTGCTGATTGAGTTAGATGCGATCACCATGGTTGTTGCTGATGCTGCAGCAAGTTCTGACTGCGAAGCAACGCTGGTGTGCGTGGTGATGGTTGGACGAATGAAAGTCTTTGATTGGCCGTTGTCTGGGTAAGCGCGGGCGCCTACTGCCTCGATCACAGGACGCAAGAAGTTCAGGTCTTGAACCAATGGCCCAAGTACTGGAACTGGCAAAAGACCAGGTGTGTCAGTCGTGAGCACGT